CTTTTTTCGTTTTAGTAAGTTTTAAACTTAGCTGAAGCTTACATTGGCAATACTGATTCTACCTAAGTAGTCAGCGGCATTACCAAGTGAAGAAGCAACGTTTGATAGCTCAACATATCCGTAACGTGTCATAAATGATACGACAGGCTCGAATGATGCTGGGTCTAACACAACACCACTTGACATTAGAGGAATGTAAGGAGCGTAGAACGCTGGTGCGTCTGATTCGCTTGATCCTTTGTATCCAACTAGTACGTCAGTTGCGTCTGATGCGTATGCATCAACGTAGACTTTCATCGCGCCGTTCAATGTACCAACCATCTTAGTGTTAGTTGGTGCTTCGAATGTACCTTCAGTTGTTCTTGCGAACGCAGAAGTTGTTGCGGACTGTAGGATAGTCAATGCATATGGTGAAACCACTGCATAGTTACCTGCGCCACGACGTGTACGAGCGGCAATCTTGTTTGCAACACGGTTGATCATAACAGCTAGTGCCGCATGCTCATCGCCAACGAAAGTGGCAGTACCACTTACAGATGACTGATCGTATTGTACGTCTGATTCAGCAGTTCCAGCTAGTGAACGTAAAGAAGCAAGTACTTCTTGATCGATTTCAGCTGTAATCTCCTGTGCAAGAGCTGCCATGATCTCAGCTTCGATGTCAATGCCTTGTTGGGCTTGTGCATCTTGAGCAGATTCAAAAGTCCAGCGAGCTGATAGCTTTCTGGTTTTTGCTTCTACTGTTTGCTTTAAGATCTGGATAGACATTCTCTTACCAGCGGCACCTTCAAGTGTTGCTGTTGCATCAGCTTTGTCGGTAGAACCGCCGCCACTGTAGCCAACACCAATTTTGAATGGTGATAGAGCTTCTTCACCAGCAGTTACATCATCAAATGAATCTGCGTAGCGTACTCTTAGTGTGTGGATTTGACCCACTGGACCTGTCATGGGCTGTACACCAACTAATTCGTTGGCGATAACAGTTGGCATAACTCGTCTAATTACCGGAAGGATAACTCTGTTTAGTGTAGCAACATTACCTGCAGAAGTTGCACCTGCTGTCGCATTCTCTGCCAAATACCTTTTAGTATTTTCTAGAGTAACACCCATTACAGCTTTCTTGTTGCCTTCAAGGCCTTCAAGAAGTGCATTTTTGGTATCCTGCCAGCGACTCTCAAATAGTTCTGACATTATTTTCTCCTTATTTCAATCCTGCAAGTCTTTTGAGTTCAACAACGTTATTTGCTGAATCTACGCTTGCATTAGTGTCATTATTTGTCTTATTGCCTGTAATATGTGTGCCTTCTGTAAGTGTTGCCTTGGTTTCCTTCACTGGTGTGTTCCCTGCGATAACGCTTGGCATGTACTTATCGAAAGACTTGTGCAGTTTTTCGGTTTGTACAGATTCCAGTAAGTCTGACATGATTTCTCTTTGACCTTTGTTTAAAGGACCGAGTAATTCATTCATAATTTCTTTACGCTGTGCAGTATTTTTAGCAACTTTAATTTCAGCGTCTTTGCTTTCTACTAGTTTTGCTTTTTCTGCTGCCTGCGCTTTAGCTTCGGCTAATTGCTTATCTTTTAACTCAACTACTTTTAATAGTTTTGCAGTCTCAGACTTTTCATTTAAGTAACTTGATTGATATTCGCTAGCGAATGATTCAAACAACTTACGACCAAAGTCATTTCTGCGAGCCGCATCAATGTCTTCTTTTAATTGACTAATTTCTGACTTTAGACCTTTGTCAACGGTTTCTGCGACAACATGTGTTGCGTCTTGGATAAACTTGGATTTAACCTTGGCTAGATGATCTTTAGCTTCACGTACTAAACGTACCTTTGTTTCAGCTAAATCTTTTTTATCTTCATAAAATTCTGCAATTTCTTTAGAAAGTGCATCAACAATAAAGTTCTCCAATGTATGGAACTTGTCAGCCATTAATTTCTGATCTTCGTGTAATTCGCCAATTTCTTTACCTAACTGCTGTACAACAAATTTTTGCATTAGGTTTGCGTTTTCACGCATTGCTACGGCATATTTTGCTCTTGCTTCAGCTAATTTTTGGCGATCATCTTGGAACTCAGTAATTTCTTCGCTTAGTTTATCGGCAAGCATTGCGTCAATAGCTTCTACCATTGTTTGCTTGTCGTGCTCATACTTTTGAGCAAACTCTTCGCGAAGTTCAGCTGTAGCTTGCATCTTATTCTCGCGAATTTTTGCATTCCATGCTTCTTCGATCTCTAGTTTGATGTCTTCTGAAACTACATTGTTTTCAAAGAGTGCTTTCAGTGCATCTAACATTTGTTTCTCCTAGTCTATTTGAGTCCGCTGATAATGTTTATCAACGACTCCTTTAAATACTTCTGTGCCTTTTCATCGCCATTAAGTTCGCGAGCCAAATTGTATGCCTTATACCCACCACGAGTATTCATTAGGTGCTCGTAAATAGGCGTTGGATAAGCCCCAGGAGCACTTGGTTGGGCAACGGCATCGACAGTGATTATTTCAAATTCGCTGACTTCCCCGCTACCATCATCTTTTACATTACCCGATCCCCTTGATGAAACACCTAGTTTTACACCATTTTGAATCATGGTTTGAACTAGTTGTCCCATCGGGGTTGGAATAATTTTTAGTTTTCCATAACCGTTTGGACCATCCATCCACATTTCTGTGATCATATGGCTTACACGATCTAAGTTAATATTGAGTCCTTCAGGATGATCAACTTCGCCTAATACACTATACCCGCCTTGAATTTGATCGTTGAGCGTGTTGACAGCCCTACTGATCTCACTTACAGGATATACACGCTGGTTTGCGTTACGAACACCACCTTGAATGCAGATACCTTTTAAGTACAAGTCCTTACCACCTGCACTATTTTCAGTAGTCTCAACGACCATTTTAGCTTGGTCGAATGATAGTGTTTCGGTTAAGTTATGCATCCCCATAATCCTCAATTAAGAACCAATAGTACTTTTACTATTTGTTCCAGTTTCGCCTGCGCCTTTTTTCTCTGCGCCGTGGCCTTTGGCATTTGACATTGCAGGTGCTTTTTTGTTACCAGATACATTAACTTGATTAAAGTCTTCTACATTTGGAGTACTTACGCTTCCACCTTTTTCTTCAGCTGAACCTTTAGCAATATTTGCAGTAGTTCCGCCCATGTCGTTTTTGCCAGCAACTGGAGATTTTGCTTTGTTGTCTTCACCTTTTGGTGCGGCAACTTTTTCAACATACTCTCTCATTTGCTCTGCTTGTGATTTTTTACCTTCATAAGCTGGCATGCCAAGTGTTGAAGGGTCATATGACTCTTCTTCTGCTTCTTCATCACCTTCGTCGTCCATGTCCATTTCGTCGCCATCTTCGTCGCCTTCATCGTCCATGTCGCCTTCTTCTCCAGACATCATTTTTTCAAATTCTGCCTTTAGGTCATCAAGTGCATCTTCTAGGTCAACTACACGGTCTTCTAGCTCTTCTTCGCCTTCTTCACCTTCGTCGCCCATATCCATTACACCGTCTTCGTCGTCGCCATCGGCTTCAATGTCTTTTAACATGTCTGGGCCTGGCTCGCCGCCCATTGGGTCAGCTTCTGGTGTAAATTCGTCAAAGTTTTCATCGACTTCTTCGTCGTCTGATTCTTCTAAATCTTCGTCGTCTGTAGCTTCATCTACTTCTTCATCTGTAGCTTCATCTACTTCTTCATCTGTAGCTTCATCTACTTCTAGATCTTCTAGATCAGATTCGATCATTTTTTCGTAGATGCTACGTGATTTTTCAATCACAAATTCATGAAACAACTGATCAGCTCCATCGCGATCGTTGTTAACTAATTTTTCGAGCATTTGCTCTAGCTTTGTTGTGTCTGCCATTGTTTTCTCCTATAATAAGTTTATTGGTAAGGCTGTCTACTATTATTTACACATACCTTAAAAAAGCGGTGGTAAATGGTGTCAAAACGACTCGTTTTGAAAAAAAGTGTTTAAAAATCGTAATATCTTTTAAATTCGCTTAAATTTATGTGTGACAAATTCTTACATTTTTTTAATTGTTTAGGTACAAAGTCGTCATTGTCTTCTCTAACTCTAATATATTGTGTACCTTGATGTGCGTCACATGTCGATGATGTTTGTCTCTCCCAATTGCCAAAATACGTAGCAGGATCACCTTCACGTTTATAATTCTGTGTTCCTGCGTATAAATTATTTACCTTTGTACGCTGTCCATACTTATCAGGTGCTCCGTGAAAATCAAACCCTAATATGTATATTGTATCATGTCCGTGTGTACTTGCAAGCCATAATGCTGTTGGACCACTACTCCATCCTTTACTAGGTTGAAAGAAATTAAATCCTTGCATTCCGTGAAATTGTTTATTAGGATTGGTCCAAACTTCGTGACTCATTTGCCATTTTTGTTGATTAATCTCTAAGATCATTTTAACATCAACTGCAACTAGATAGTCAGGTTCGTGCTTTCTAAAGACTGCATTACATGCGTACACTTTACCGTATTGTTTTAATGAATTTATATCAATGTCTCTACGACTTTCGCCGTTGCCAAGTACGAATGCTACCGTCATTAACAAAAAGTCCTATATTTCAGGTTGTGCTTGTATTCCGTACATTTGACGTACGAAACCTAATTCTTTTTCTGTTTCTTCTACATGAAGTTCGGATGCTTTACGGGCTTTGTTAATTTGTCTTAGCGTAAGTCGAGTTTTACGTGTGTCGTCGCGCTTTACAATGCTATCGTCATCCGTAGCATCATAACCTTTATCTTCAACAGGTTCAATAGTTTCTTTGTCAAAATAAAATAATTCACGTAATATCATAATAGTATTTATGCCTCTGGCGTAGGTTCTGGTGCTGGTGTAGTAGCACTTTCAGGACCTTCGTCGGTACCTGTTACTGTAGGTTCTTCTGCATCGTCTGCTGTATCAACTGCGCTTCCTAAATCACCTTCAATACCTGCTCCACTAATTCCTGCTCCTCGCATTTCTGCACTTGCATCTGTTGGACTAACTACTAATTCGTCGTTTTCTTCTTTCCATAAACGTTCGTTTTCTGCAACTTCTGCATCGCTCATTCCTAAGAAACGCTTTAATGCATATCTATTACTAATAAACGGAATAGCTTGTATTTGTGCAAACGTACCAATCCTTTGATTATCAAGTTCTGATTGTCTATAACTTGCAAAGTTTTGTGGTGGTTGAAACACAAGGTCAAACATCGCAACATCAATGTTAATTCCTTTTTCTACTAGATAACGTTTAAATTCTAAATTAAAAACTTCTGTAACTAAATTTTGTAAACGCTCGCAATATTTGTTAAAACGCAATTCTTGAATATATGCTGTTCCAACTCTACCATCGTTAAATTGGCCTTGTCCTTCATCTTGTGCCGCACTTGGCAAATATGAACTTGGAATACGTAAACCTCTAATAAGTTTATTAGTAAAGTATTTTAAGTCGTCAATCTCACCAAGGTTTGTACCGCCTGGTAGTGTATCAACTTTAGATCCTCTACCTTCAGCAGTTTGTGGGAAGAAGTAATCTTCGTTGGTTGACAGAGGATTATAAGCTGAGTCTATGACATTAGTTCCGCCTCCTGTCTTCGATGGGATCCTTCTTTGATGGATTTCCGTTTTTACACGCTCCACAAATTGCATAGCAAGGTGTGAAGGCATGTTACCCACATCAACATAAAATACTCTTCTTTCTGGAGCTCTTTGTACGCGATAGATAATAATCGCATCTTCAAGCAATTCTTTTTGTTTATAAACTTTAAAAATAGTTTCTAATAGACTGTTACCAAATGGAGCGTTATTATCTAAGCCTTCACTTAGACTTAAATGTACCATATGTTCAGCATCAACAGCAAATTCTTTTTGTTTATCGTGACCAAATCTTGAACTTGAACTCTGTGTTGATGTGTTACCGACCATTCCTCTAACACCGCCAGTTAAATAGCCGTCACCGCCTCCAGTTACGTTGCCGTTAGTTGTATAAGGTGTAGTTGCTACTTTATCAACAAAATTTAAGTTAATGTCTTTTACAATATATTGCTCAGGAGTTTTTCCTGTGCTTTCGTTAACAATGATACTTGAAACTTTTGCAGGATCAACGTGATGCCATTTTTTAGTTTCTGGATCTCTAATAAAAAATGCATCACCAAATTTAAACACATTTCTAATAATACGAAACATTCTCGTATTAAAACTATTAAGTCTAGTCCATTGTTGCAAGTAGTTTTCGAGTACTTTAATTTCGCTATTAGTAGCTTTTTGTTTAAAGTCTAAACTAAAACTGGTTTTATTTTGTGGATTTTGCTGTGTACAAAATTCAGCAAGAATATCTAGTGCCGCATTAACTTCACTATCCATATCCATAACATTATATTGTCCATAACGTTCTGCTCTATTTGGAGCTCCGCTATAGACATCAGGAAGGAAACTACTATAATTTGATTTTGCCGGTCCAGGCTGTCCACTACTTGCTGACGAGAATGGGCTTACATTACCAGTTTCTACCGGTGTAAAATATCTTTTCCAACTCATTTATTTGTTTCCTTAACCATACAAGTTACCGTCCATTCTCTGCAATAGTCTATTTTGCTGTTCTAATAATGCTACCATCCTTGCAGTATTAGTATTTAAGTCACTTACAGGATTATTAGATGGAGATGTGGCATTGGTAGCAGTTCGCATTGCTGGATCATTAGTTGGTGAAGGAGCAGAACTTGACGATGTGTCAGCTTCTGGTATTGCACTACTAGGACTAGGTGAGGGTGATCCACTAGGATTAGAAGAAGGCCCACCAAACCAGCTGTCTGGTAACCAACGTTTTGCCCAGTCTGGTATTACAGAACTTATCATTCCACCAAAATCAAAATCAAACAACCCTGTAATCCAGTTATAAACACCTCTAACAGCATTTCCTAATGCTGTACCAATGTTTTCAATAGTAAATGTACTTCGTATATTTTCCCAAGTAAACATTTCTACAAACTTGTTTTTCCAATCAACTAAAGTATCAATAACTGATTGTTTTAAATCTTCATAAGTAGGTCCAATTTGATCCCATCCTAACATAGATACAACGCCTGTAAATATTGCCGAAAGGGCACTTTTTGCACCATCAACAATACTTTGCCATATTTCTGCTCTACCTTCAGCACTTGTTAAGTTTTCAAAGAATCCCATAATCGATGGCTTCCACGAATCCCATAGCTCTGTTAATCCAGTTATGGCATTTTGCATCATAGTATAACCTTCGCCTGAACTTAACCAATTCCATGCTTCTGTCATTTTAGTAAATGCACTGTCCATTAGTTCAACGCCGTCAGTCTTTAACCAGTTCCATGCTGATTCCATACTCTCTTGTAACATATTTAGGCCGTCAGTTTTAAGCCAAGTCCACATATCGTCTAGTGCAGGAAAAATATTAGACATAAAAAAGCCCTTCATATCATCATACATACTGTTAGCTTCGCCGATAGAAGGAATTATACTTGCTAGGCCGTTTTTAAGATCTTGGAAGATATTACTGTCTAATAGATCAACTTGAAGTCTTCCTCTTACATCGTTAATAGTTTCAGCAAAAGTTGCAACAGCCGCAGTAGCATCGTCTCGTGCTTGCTGTTCAGCTGATACTCCTCCTTCAACTGTTCCAGTTGCTCTACCAAGTGCACCTGTTAACTGAAATAGTTCTCCAACCGCAGTTCCGTTTGCAATAGAAGCTTGGACTGCGTTCTCGCCCATACTATTGGCATAGTCCATACCTGATTGTCTAACACTAGCGGCAAAGTTAGTAAACTCTTCAGCAGTCATATTCTGAACGTCATTAATGCCATTTCGAAATGCTTCGTTGTTTGCCATCAACTGTCGTGTCAAAGGATCGTTTTCAACACCGTCAGCCATATCAAGAATGGCTGCTTCAAACGCTGGGCCGCCTACTTCAGCCGCTTGTTGTAATCTAAGAGCATATTCTTCTCCATATTTTGCAATTGCCATTTGGCGTCTAATGTCCATATTCTTTTGACGCATTTCTTCTTGAAGTTGCTCTCTAGATTTACCAGTAAGTTTGGATATTTTATCTAGTTCTAATGAATAGTTCTGTGATCCTTCAATAAGCTGGGCATTAGTCATAAACTGGCGACGCCCAGAAACTGTCATCATTTCATTGTATGCAATAAAGTTTTCATTTAATTCTTGCGAGGTAAATCCCATTGCCATTAAGCGAGGACCAATTCCGCCTTGACGCATTTCTTTTGACATAGAAGCAAAATTTCGAGCACCATCATTAACACTATTTCCAAAAAGTCTTAAACTTGATGATTGTGTTCGCAATAATTCAGCAAATTCTTCTTGTGGTATTGCCGCATTACCTGCGATGCGTGTAATTTCAAACATATTGTTGCCAAAACTTGCACCTGACTGAGATAACTCTCTAAATAAATTTATTTGTCCGTCGATTAATCCAGAAAATGCTGTTAATCCTGGAATAGGTAAATGTTGAGCAAAATCACTAAGTTGATTTCCGCCTTTTAATAATTCAAAGCCTAATCCTACAGTAGAACCAACAACGGCGCCAATTGCGGCTGTAAAAGTATTCCATATACCTCCTACAAATCCGTCTAATTTTGCTCCAAAGCCTTCTACTTGAACACCAGCTTCTTCACTAGCGTCACCGTGTTTTTTAACTTGTTTGGCAGCTTCTTCTGCATTAGTGCCAGTACCAGACATGCCGCCACCACCGTCCATGCCGTAAGATTTCCCACCTAATGTTTTAAGTATTTCACGTAAAGTAGCTTCTGAAGCCGCATTTTCTGCTGTAACTTCGCCTACTCCGGGGATATCAATTTTTACTGCCATATATTAAGTACTCACATAATAAGAAGCCATA